CCAAGAAAGACAAATTGGAAGCCAAAGAGAAAGCCAAGAAAGACAAGTTGTAAGATACCTAACTAAACGAAAAATACCAAATTCAAACCTTGGTATTTTTTAACGAGATTTCTGTATCATTCTATAGAATACGAATAAACCTATTATAGATAAAGCACCTATAAATAGCATATTTATATCTTGTTTAAATATTTCATTTACATCAATGCTTTCATCGTCACTTTCTTCTTCTTCGGTTTTCTTCTTTCCTTTTTCATTTTTTTCATCTACCAACACATTATACTTATTATAGTAATCAACATCTGACGTAATTACAGTTGGAAAAGTTACCTTAGATACGGATTTAAATGAATTATACTCTTTTGGTGTGAAAGCTTCTGGGTGTATTAATTTCAATTGTTTACCTAAAGGAAGTTCTTTGTTTTTGTTCTCTTTATTTGGAATATTATCAATTACTTGTGACATTATTTATATAATATGTAATTAAATTATTCACATAAAGACAATTTATTATTCATACTATATTCCAACTAACATGTGTGGTATTTTTACTTTATTAAATAATCATAATTTTATCAAAGTAAGTGATATCCAAGACAATTTCAACAAAGGTAAGGGAAGAGGTCCCGAATTTTCTAGTTTAACACAAGAATTCCTCAATACACACGTCGGATTTCATAGACTTGCTATTAATGGTATTGACGAACAATCTCATCAACCGATTCATATCCAAAATACGGTTCTTATTTGTAATGGGGAAATCTATAATTATAAAGAATTATTTAAAACTATGAATATTACACCCGAAACCAACTCTGATTGTGAAGTCATTTCCCATTTATATATTCGTTATGGTATCGAACAAACTCTTAGTTTACTTGACGGTGTCTTTTCATTTATCTTAATTGACAAGAATTTTTCTAATGATTCTAAAATATTTATTGCTCGTGACCCTTATGGCGTTAGACCATTATATATTATGAAACCGACTAACGATATTAAATTTTCAAAATATCATATATATGGTTTCGCTAGTGAATTAAAATCTCTTTTTCAATTGCATAAAAATCTTAATATTGAGAATGATATTAAGCGCACACAAAATAAAAGCAAATCTATCAAATACTCTAACTATACCATTAAACAATTTCAGCCCGGACTTTGTATGTCTTTTACTATGCCATCTAATAATGAAAGTTATTGGAAAGATAGGAAGAGTATTCAATATCATTCACACGGATTTTATAGTAATCTATTAAACGATAATTATACCATTCCTAAAATTTTAAAGTATATACGAACTTATTTAATTAATGCAGTCAATAAAAGATGTATAACCACTGATAGACCTGTCGCTTGTTTGTTATCTGGAGGATTAGACAGTAGTATTATTACTGCTCTTGTTAATGAATATTGTATTCAGAATTCAATGCCTACACTTGAAACCTACAGTATTGGTCTTGAGGGTGCTGAAGATTTACAATACGCACGTAAGGTTGCCGACCATTTGGGAACGAAACACACTGAAATTATCTTATCAGAAAGCCAGTTTTTGAACGCTATTCCCGAAGTTATTCAAGGCATTGAAAGCTTTGATACCACCACGATTAGAGCTAGTATTGGTAATTGGCTTATTGGAAAATACATTTCTGAAAATAGCCAAGCTAAAGTTATTTTCAATGGTGATGGCTCTGATGAACTCATGGGTGGGTATTTATATATGGGAAAAGCCAATGATGAATTTGAATTCGATCGTGAGTGTCGACGATTATTAAAATATATACATACATTTGATGTTTTACGTTCAGATAAATGCATTTCTTCACACGGATTAGAACCTAGAACTCCCTTCTTGGATAGGTCTTGGGTTAATTATTATCTTTCTATACCTACTAATATTCGTTTTCATACTTTAAATAATAAACCGGAAAAATATCTGCTACGCACTGCTTTCTCTGAAGAAGAATTCAAAAATACTAATGATTTACCATTACTTCCCAAAGAGGTATTATGGAGAAGAAAAGAAGCTTTCAGTGATGGCGTTTCCAAACAAACTCGTTCCTTATATGAAATTATACAAGATTATGTCGATACACAAATTAGTGATAGCAATGAACGTGTTTTTAACCATTTACATCCCCAAACCAAAGAACAACTTTACTATAGAATCATTTTTGAAAAACATTATCCCGGTGTTTCGCATATTTTACCTTACTTTTGGATGCCAAAATATGTAGATGCTACTGATTCCAGCGCACGTAGTCTTAGTATTTACAAATAAACAGTATAAAGATTCGTATATTTTTACGCTAAAAGGTGTAAAATTGATTATTTATATCCTATTATAACGTATAGAAAATCTATGGATAATAACACAACTAAACAAAATAAAGGTCTAACGCGCAACATTATTGATAAATTTTATACAAAAAATGATGCTGTTGAATTATGTATGAATTATTTTACACAACACATTACAATAAATACCGATAATGACTTAATTATTGAACCTAGTGCTGGAAATGGCTCTTTTATTAATGCAATCAAAACTATTTCTAAAAATTACAAATTCTACGATCTAGAACCTGAAAATGACGAAATTACAAAACTAGACTACTTATTATTCAACAGTGACACCGTCAAAGGTAAATATAATAAAATTCATACCATTGGGAACCCACCGTTTGGTCGTCAGTCGTCATTAGCAATTAAATTTATTAAAATATCTTGTCAGTTCAGTGATAGTATTTCATTTATTTTACCCAAAAGTTTTAAAAAAGATAGTTTAAAAAAGGCTTTTCCATTAAATTTTCATCTATTGTTTGAATTTGATTTACCCGATAAATCATTCTTAGTTGATGGTATAGAACACGATGTCCCTTGTGTATTTCAAATTTGGGAAAAAAAAACAACTAATAGAGTTGTAAATGAAAAATTAGAACCAGTTAATTTTATATTTGTTAAAAAAACAGAAAATCCAGATATTTCATTTCGTCGTGTTGGTGTGAATGCAGGAACAATAGATAGAAAAATTGATGAAAAAAGTATCCAATCACATTATTTTATCAAATTTACTAATAATGAACCTATACCCGATCTTTATGAAAAAATACAAAATATACAATATCCTTGCAAGAATAATACAGTTGGACCTAGATCTATAAGCAAACAAGAATTAATTTTTGAATTCAATCGGATATTCAAATAATACATTACGATCACGAATATTTACAGCGCATTTTGGATATTTTTCTATTAATTTTTCTCCTGCAATAAACCTTACAGTTAATTTTGGAAATTCAACAATATCACAAATTATGTAAATCAACTTTTTCGCCTTTTCATGAGATTTTTCTTTATCAAAACTTCTGCCAGCACCTATCTGGTTTGAAGGCATAAATTTTAATCCATTTTTTGTAAAATTTTTTACATCATATTGATTGTTTTCGTTATCAATATGATCGTGGTCTTTATTACCTGTAACGTGAATTAACGGAAACATCTTTGTTAACCATTTTTCTATTAGGGGAGCACAATGTCTCCCATCACGAAATAACATATATAAGTCTTCTTCTGGAATACAATCAAAGTGTATTTGTCCTACAAGATCAAAGTAATAGTTTTTATCTAGTTCAATCTCCTGCATTATATGTTCGTATCTATTCTTCAAAGATTATGTATTCAATTTTGTTATTTTACTGCCTCTTCACCTTTATCTATGGTTACTTGTTTCATTATATTTTTCATTATCTTATCTTCAAATGATTTTGTTTCTTCTTTTCCGCAACCTCCTAAGGCTGCCTGTGAATATTTCAGAAATTTGTCACAATTTGCTGACCCTAACACATCCACTTCCGGTGTTTCGCTATACCATATTGGACGCATTCTGTCATTCTTGTATGCAACACCCTTTACTGCCTTACGTAACTGTTCTTTATTCGCATCTTTCTCCCACTTTTCAGCATCTTTTATGTAAAGAGTTTCACGTTTTAAATCCGTACAATGAATTGGTCTGTTATATAAATCCATATCGTTTATTCTTTCTATCATTACTCTAGATAACCCATCTACAAATCCTAATTCTCCTGTTTGAATGAAATCATCCATTGTTATTTCCAATGACTTTACAAAGTCAGTTAGGGACATCGCATCTTTACACTTTTCATTCAAAAATACATTGAGATTAAACTTGTTATTACTGTTTATAGTATTGTTATTATTGTTACCTATTTGTTTCGATATTTCTACAATACTACTTGTTAATTCATCATTCTTTTTTACTAATTCTAATATTGTATTAGTTAATAGTTCATAACGGTCATTATCTTGTTTTTCTATTCTAATATTTTCGTTTTCATTATTAATACCTTTACACTTTGTCTTATGTTTGCATAAGCTAGAACTATGTTTATATTCTTTACCACAATCACATATATATACTTTCGGCACTTGTTGCTCTTTTCCATTAGTATTTGTTAGTATTTTATGTTTTGCAGTAGTCAAATGCCTGTTGTAATTACTATATTTACTGCACGTAAAGTTACACGGTTCACATATATATTTTGAGGCACGTTCGGCACCTTTTTTATTAGCCATAATTAGTATATATAGACTAATAGAAAAAATGCCTAAATACTTTTTTGCGTAATATATTTAATTTTCTATGCAAACAAACAAAATCAATAAAATACCTAATTTAATGCATTATGCAAATAACACCCATTTTTGAAAAGTGTTTTTAGAAAACTATTTTGACAAAAACGAAATTGGACATTTTTAAAATGTCCATTTTCAAAATCTTCACTGAACTTTTATTTTTACTTTTTTAGCGTAAAATATGTAATTAGTGGTTCTCTTTATCAATAGTTACTTGTTTCATTATATTTTTCATTATTTTATCTTCAAATGATTTTGTTTCTTCTTTTCCACAACCTCCCAAGGCTGCCTGTGAATATTTCAGAAATTTGTCACAATTTGCCGACCCTAACACATCCACTTCCGGTGTTTCGCTATACCATATTGGACGCATTCTATCATTCTTGTATGCAACACCCTTGACTGCCTTACGTAATTGTTCTTTATTCGCATCCTTTTCCCACTTTTCTGCATCTTTTATGTAAAGAGTTTCACGTTTTAAATCCGTACAGTGTATTGGTCTGTTATATAAATCCATATCGTTTATTCTTTCAATCATTACTCTAGATAATCCATCTACAAATCCTAATTCTCCTGTTTGAATGAAATCATCCATTGTTATTTCTAATGATTTTACAAAGTCAGTTAGGGACATCGCATCTTTACACTTTTCATTGAGGAACACATTGAGATTAAACTTGTTATTACTGTTTATAGTGTTGTTATTATTGTTACCTATATTTCCAGCCATTTCCATCATTTTTTGATTTTGTTCGGTTATAATATTTCGAAGTTCCGAAGTTTCTTTTGCCATTAATTTTTGAAATTCACTATTTTGCTTTAGAAGCTCTAGTATTAATAGATCTTTATTATCAGTATCATCATCTTGATTTGTTTGATAATTGCTATTATTTTGAGTTGTTGATGATAATTCTGTATCTTGTTCGATTATATTGCTATCTATATAGTTACATTTCTTTTTATGTCTCCATAATCCGGTTCTTTCTTTATATTTTTTTCCACAATCACATATATAATGGTTTGGCATTTTTTGTTCGTATTTTTGTTGATTTATTGTTGATTTATGTTTTGCAGTTAATAAATGTTGTTTATAATTACTATTTTTAGAGCATATAAAGTTACATTCGATACATTTAAATTTTTCGGCATTTTTAGGCATTTTTCTTGTTGACATACGTTGATATATGTTGATATATTTATCAACATAAAAAATGCCTAAATACTTTTTCGCGTAATATATTAATTTTTTCTATGCAAACAAACAACATAAAGAAAATACCCAAATTAATGCATTATGCAATAAATCCTCATTTTTGAAAAGTGTTTTATAAAAACTATTTTGACAAAAACGAAATTGGACATTTTTAAAATGTCCAATTTCAAAATCTTCACCGAACTTTTATTTTTACTTTTTCAGCGTAAAATTATTTATTGATATGTAATAATAAATATTTGGCATTTTTTTGTTTCATTTTGTTTCATTATATATTTATACGTATTAATATGTGTAATATAATCATATAATATGTTACTGTTAAGGTTATGTTTTATACAATATATTTTTTGGCATTTTTTGTTTCATTTTGTTTCATATTGTTTCATTTTTGGCATTTTTTTGAAACAGCGTAAAAATCACAAAATGTCTTATACTCGTATTTTCAATGGTTCAGTAATCAACTGTCCGTTAATATCAGTAATATAACTTTCTTTTGCGTGTTTATCTTGGCGTTCGCCAATAACAAGATAACTAACTAATGCGGTAGAACCCGGATTTTGACATTCTATTTTCAATATATTATCAGTTACTTTTCCACGAACATTGTCCCAATCATCTTCATTTGTAGTGAATACTCTTATTTTACGGTTCAATGCTACGAAAGTTCCTTCTGTCATATTGAATTGTGTATCAAGATTGATTTCAGCAGTGCCATTTATTAATCGTATATCATCACTATAAATATTATCCATACGGGGACCTTCGATAAAACTATGGACTAAGTGATGTGTATTTTGTTTTTCAGGTAACGGATGGTCTATTTTGAAAGTGCCTGAACCTTTTGATAAAGTGCCAATAACATTCAAATTACCAATTTGAACTACATTATATAGGTCTTCTGTTAACGAATACATCCGAAAGTGACCTGAGTTACTGCCATTTTCATCATTATTCGGTGCTCCAATAGCGACAACGGTTCCATCACTTGATAATGATACAGAAGTCCCTGAACGGTCATCAGATGCTTCACCATCAATATCACCACATATTTGACTCCACTCGCCGCTGGTATATTTATAAATGCGAACGTGACCTGATTGGTTGCCATTTTCATCATTATTGGGACCTCCAATCGCGACAGTGTATCCATCATCCGATAATGATACTGAAGTTCCAGAACGGTCGCCACTCACTTCACCATCAATATCATTACCTAATTTACTCCACCCGCCGCTGGTATATTTATAAATGCGAACGTGACCTGATTGGCTTCCTGCGATGCCACTATTTATATTGGCTCCAATCGCGACAATGGTTCCGTCACCTGATAATGATACCGAATATCCAGACCAATTATAAGAAGATTCACCGACAATATCTGCTCCTAGTTTACTCCAAGCACTGTTAGTATATTGATAAACACGAACATAACCTGATTGGGTTCCGTAATATGGGGCTCCAATTGCGACAATGGTTCCGTCACTTGATAATGATACAGAGTACCCAAAGCGGTCACTAATTGCTTCACCATCAATATCATTACCTAATTTACTCCAAGCACTGTTGGTATACTGATAAACACGAACGTAACCTATGTAGGTTCCATTACTGTCATTATATGGGACTCCAATTGCGACAATGGACCCATTACTTGATAATGATACAGAGTGTCCGAAGAGGTCGTAATTTATTTCACCGACAATAACTGCTCCTAATTGACTCCAATTACCATTGGTATACTGATAAACACGAACGAGACCTGGACTCGCTGCCGTATCTAAATTGGGGGCTCCAATCGCGACAGTGTATCCATCATTCGATAATGATACCGACCAACCGAAATGTTTACCATACGATGCAATGGGATTATTACCAGCCGGTTCACCTGCTATCTCTGTACCTAATAGACTCCAATTATCGTTGGTATACTGATAAACACGAACGTGTCCTCCGTTGGCACTGTTACTGTCATTATTTGGACCTCCAATTGCGACAATGGACCCATTACTTGATAATGATACAGAGGACCCCGACCCGGCAAGGTCGTTAGCAATTTCACCATCAATATCTTGACCCAATTTATAAGCTACTTTACGTATCATATTACTAACGACTGGAGCAGTATTTAAGTATCCATCAACAAATAATCCAGAATTAAAACTAACATCCCCTCCAACAGATAACCCAGCATTCAGAGATAAATTGCTATCTGGGTCAACCCCACCCCCACCCCCACCATCACGATTAACTAGAGCATCGGTAACAAAAGCAGTAGTAGCCAATTGGGTAGTACTGGTTCCACTGGTAGCGGTAGGTGCGGTAGGAATTTCATCGAAAGTAACCTCGCCCTTAACACCAAGATTATTATTTACAATCAATTTATCATTGATATTTAAACCATTTTGAATATTAATTGTTCCTCCCATACCACTGTGAGAACCGCATACATAATACAGGGTATCAGGTGCATCATCGGGAATTATAAATTCAATAGTCCCTGAAGTAGCACCATTATTAGTAACTCCATTATTGTATACATTCGAACTGTTATAACTTCCAGACGTAGTTTGAATATAGAAAGGATGCGAAAATGGAGAAGAAATAGAACTATCATTTACATCAAAAACGTATTTTAATCCTCGATATAAAAGTAATGTATCTTGTGTAACACCATCTATTGAATATACTCCACCTCCAACAGTAATTACAAAGGTTTTATGTGTGGTATCGGAATTATTTTTTAAAGCAGAAACGTTTATGGATTTATCTGGAATAAATAACCCACCATTTAATGAAAGATCACCATTAACGAATAATTTAGAATTGAAACTAACATCGCCACCAACTGATAACCCACCATTAAAGGAAGCATCACTGGAAATACGAAGATCACCATTTAAAGAAAGATCTTCAGTAACAATTAAGGTATAATCATTGACAGTGGTATTGATAATAGAGGTATTTTGTTGTTGTCTTACTTCCAAGTTGCCTTTGATTAGTAAATCACCACTAATATTAACATTAGAATTCATAGAAACCTCACTATCAATTTGTAATGATCTTGTCTCATTATATAAAGAATAAACACGAACAATACCGGCGTTATCGTTAGTATTAGGACTATCGTGACCTTTCATAGTAATAGCAGCAGTCTTACCATTTCCTGATAATGATACCGCCCATCCTGCA